TCGGTATTCCCTAAATAAAAATATCTTAATATAAAGATATTGTAGGACTTAAAAATGTTTGAGTATTTTTACAACGAAATTTTGAGGAGGACCATTATATCCTTTGGTACTCTGTTTAACAACATTTCAATTAAACACGAAGACTCTTCGGACAATGTTGTCAGTGTTGTAAAAGTTCCTCTAGCATATGGACCTACACAGAAATTTTTAGCGAGATTAGAACAATCTCCAGATCTGAATAAACCATTTGCGATTACCTTACCAAGGATGTCGTTTGAGTTTACTGGATTAACTTATGATCCCACAAGAAAGGTAACTACTACTCAAACATTCACAGTCAAAGATCCTGACAGCGGAACAGAAAGCAAAAAGGCATTCATGCCTGTTCCATACAACATGCAATTTGAACTGTCAATCATGTCAAAGTTGAATGATGACGCTCTTCAGATCGTAGAACAAATTTTACCATATTTCCAACCAGCTTATAATCTCACTGTGGAGTTGGTTGAAGCACTTCAGGAAAAAAGAGATATTCCTGTGGTGTTAGAAAACATTACTATGCAAGATGATTATGAAGGAGATTTTACTTCTAGAAGAGTTCTTCTTTATACCTTAAGGTTTACTGCGAAAACATATCTGTTTGGTCCTGCATCCTCTGCGACCAAGGATATTATCAAGAAGGCTACTATCAGTTACCTTACTGGTACAGACACCACAAATACAACCAGAGAATATTCTTACTCCTCTTTACCCAGAGCAACAAAGAATTATACAGGAGATGCAGCAACAACTCTTAGTGCTGATCTGTCAATAACATCTAAGACCTTTGAAGTTGCAGATGGATCTACCTTAACTAAAGGAACATATATTGCGATTGATGATGAGGAAATGTTTATCAAGTCAATTAGTGGTAACAAGATTACCGTTAATCGAGGTCAAGATGGAACTCAAATTGAAACTCATGTTGGAGGATCTGCTGTCCATGCTATCAACGCTGCAGATAATGCTCTAATTGAGGTTGGTGATGACTTTGGATTTAGTGGTACATTCTAATGTCTAAATTTAATGAATTGAATACTGCTTTTAACACTGATGATGATCTTATTCAACCAGAGGTGGTAGAGAAAAAAATTGAAAAGGTAAAAGAGGGTGTTGATGACATCAAAAAAGATTATGAATATACTAGAGGTAATCTTTACTCTATCATAGAAAAGGGACAAGAGGCTCTTAACGGCGTCCTTGAACTTGCACAAGAAAGTGAGATGCCAAGAGCATATGAAGTTGCAGGTCAGTTGATTAAAAATGTTGCTGATGCAACAGATAAGTTATTGGATCTGCAAAAGAAACTGAAGGACGTTGAAGCAGAAGAAAAGGTCAAGGGACCATCTACAGTCAATAATGCTTTATTTGTTGGATCGACTGCAGACCTTGCAAAAATGTTAAAGGACGGACTAAAGGAAGATCCTAAATAACCTTGGGAGAGAAATCCCGAAGTATTTAAGTTACTAATAAAATGTCCAGAGAAGACTTGCCTTCTATTGATGATTTGGTCAATAATGACCTTCCATCAGTCGAAGATTTTATAACAGAAGAGAACGCAGAGGAACTCCCTTCTGTTCAAGATTTTATTGTTGAAGAGAAAGAAGAGATAATAGAAACTGTTGAGGAAGTAGAAGAAGAACCGCAAATAGACCTTACAGAAGTCATACGTCTCATCAATGACGTAAGAAAAGATATACCGGATATTCCAGAAGTAAAATATTACGATCAGGAACTTGAACAGTTATCTGAGAAGATTAGTAGTCTTCCTGAAGTAAGGTATTATGACAGAGAAGTAGAAGCGATATGTGAACAAATTGATCTCGTCAGAGAGCAAGTAAAGGACTTACCAGAGGTCAAATACTATGATGAGCAGGTTGATGCTATTGAAGACCGGATTGATAGTCTTCAAACCGATGTAGCGAACCTTCCAGAGGTCAAATACTATGACTCCGAACTTGAGGCAATTTGTGAAGCCATCGATGAGGTAAAGGCATCTATTCCCAAGTTCCCAAAATGGGTTAATGAGGTAAACGAGGTCCCAGATTTTTCATGGATTGGCAAAACCTTTAGTGTAATCGATGATGATTTTGTAAAGGTTAATGATACTATTGAAGGATTGAGAGGAAAAATTCAGTTTGATATTGAGCAACTTTCCGAGGATGTTGAAACAAAATATTTTAATAACACAGTCAAGATTGAATCAAATGTTAAAGATCTTGATGATAAAGTAAATGTCCGCATAGATGAAGAAAAAGATAAGATCTGGAAAGAATTAAGATCTTCATCCATGAAGATTTGGGAATATCATAAAGAGTTTAAAGATGATGACCGTAAACTCAAGAAACAAATTCTTGGGGAGTATAATAGTCTCAAGCAAAATATCAATAAAGAACTCAAGGAGATTAATTACACCAGTACAAAAACTGATGAGTTACTTCTAAAGTATTTTACTGAGTTAAGAGAAGAGATCTCAGGACTCCCAGAGGTCAAGTATTATGACAAAGATATCGACTACGTAAAGTCCGACATCAAAGGTCTTTATAAAATTGTAGAAGAGATTAGGTCATCTCAGAAACAATTAAAAGAAGAACAACAGTTACTTGCAGAGACTAATGTTCCTCTTGGAGAGGATCCCCCAGATACAAAAAATCCAGATCCACTTACTCCTATTGATCAAAATTTTGTCACTCTTGATCAACTACAACAGCACTATAAAAGATTTGTAGAAAGAGTACAATATCAACTTGGATCAATTGGTGGCGGTGGTGCTGGATTTATTCACGATCTTGATGATGTTCAGGTCGGATCGGCAGTTACAAATGGATCTTTATTAATATATGATAGTAGTATTAAAAAATACATTGGTATTGCCAGCACAGCTTTAAGTGGTGGAGCTGCATCTGAATTAGCAGAGAATTGCACAGGTACAAACCTGACAGTTACAAATTTAACAGTCACTGGTATTGCTACTCAAGAAGATGTAAGAAACATAGATGCTATTGGTATTCTTACGGCTAGATCTGGAGTTAAAGTTACTGGTGGTGGACTTGATGTAGTTGGTGTCTCTACGATCAGCACAGGAGTCGGTACAATTCATGTTGGTGTTGGATCGACAGCACTTTTGGTTGAAGGTGATGCAAGAGTAACTGGTATCCTTACAATTGGACAAGGATCAATTACTTTAGACCCAAACACAAAACAAGTCACTGGTATTGATGAAATCGTTGTTGGATCTGGAGCATCTTTATCATTAGCACCTCTATTCAACAGTTCAGGCAAGTTTGTTGTTGATTATTCTTCATTAACTTTAAAAGGATATAACTCAAATAATGAAGGAACTTATGAAAGACAAAGCACTTCTTTTGTACTAGGCACTGCACCAACCACATCTGGTAGTGCTAGATTCCAAGAAACAAGTGGATATTATTACTTTTTGCATGAAAGTGATAATTCAAAGATAATTATTTTCAATACAGTTACTGGAAATTGGGACGCAGTTCATAGTTCTGGATCTAATTTCTCTTCTCCAAGTAGTGGAACATTAGTAAATCCAGTATCAAATTATTCTTTTGTTACTCCAGTTAGAGCTAGTTTTGATGATACTGGCAGAGCATATCCAGGATCTGGTTTTGGAGTTGTATATAAAACGACAGTTGCTGAGCAAACACAATCTATTGGTATTGCAACTGCAAGTTCTTTAGTTGTATCTGGTATTGCAACTGTTTCAACTGCATTCTATATGCCACAATACACAACATCGGCAAGAGATGCTGCAACTTTCAATGAAGGTGCAATGATATACAATACAACAACTAAGAAAATGGAGTTCTATGACGGCACTTCTTGGACATCACTCCCAGGTATGTCTCTTGGTCTTACTGTAGCACTTGATGGATGATAAATAATATGGAGTATCGTAAACTCATTTGAATGAGCAACCCTCGTATTCCAAGAAAACCTGGGCAACCAGCAAATTCCAAAAAACACTCTGACCTTTATACGG